CAGGCTCGTTTTGACGCCCTTACTTCGGAGGCTTCAGTTGTTGCTTCCGCCATCACTTCAGAGAAGATCGCTGCTGAGGCCCGCGCCGCAGCCGACGCTGCTCGTTCGGAGAAGGCTGTTGCCTTCGCCCCTGCGACTGAGTCGACCCGTGACCTGTCCGCTGAGCTTCGCCGAATCGCCCGAGACGGCGGCACGGTTGAGCTTCGTGACATCACGAAGGCGACCTTCACGCAGGCAGTTGAGCAGGGTGACCGCTTCTGGATCACCGCTGGTCAGGTCAACCCGTTCGTTGATCCTGCCGTTGTTTCCGTCATCCAGCTCGAGAAGGGCAACGTCTTGGCTCTGCCAAGGACGACCGCTCTGGGCACTGCCGCCGCTGTTTCCGAAGGATCCAGCATCGGGGAATCGGACGGGACGAACTCTTCCCTCAGCCTGACGCCAGTGAAGTACGCTTCACTTCTTCAGGTCGGAATCGAGACTGTTCAGGATCAGATGTTCGACGTAGCCTCATGGGCCACTGAGAAGCTGGCTGCTGAACTCAGCGTCGCGCACGGGGCAGTTGCTGCTCCTGCTGTTGCCGCTGCAGCCACGGTTGGCGTCACGGGTGCGGCTGTTGCCCCAACCTACGCGAACCTTGTCAGCCTCATCTATTCGGTGAAGCAGCAGTATCGTCGCGCAGCGAAGCGCGGCTTCCTCATGAACGACACCACGCTTGGTGCAGTCATGGGACTCGTTGACGGCGCAAGCCGCCCAATCTTCGTGCCGGGCGATCAGAACCGCCCAGACACGATCCTTGGCTTCCCAGTCTATTCAGCCGCGTTGGCTGATAACGGTGACGAAGCTCTCTCGATCGCCTTCGGCGACCTTGGGGCCATCTACACCGCAATCGCGGGCGCGCCTGCGATTGAGGCTGACCGCTCCTTCGCCTTCGGCACGGGGCTCGTGAGCTACCGCGGCATCCTTCGTGGTGCAACGGGACTCATTGACCCGTTGGCCGTCAGGACGTTCAAGGGCGCCAACGTCTAATCCTTAGGGATTGACGCTGGCTGACGGGGAGTCGGGCTTCGGCTCGGCTCCCCGTCACCATTAGCAGGAGGGCAACATGAAAGTCAGACTCATCTATCGACTAGACGGCACCCGGAACGGGCAGCCATGGCCCGCCATTGGCGGAGAGATTGACCTGCCAACCAGCGAAGCCATCAACCTGATCAACCACGGCTACGCCGTGCCAGTGCCCGTGCCACAGGTGCAGGAGCGTGCAACGCTTGAGCAGGAGCCTGAGCGCGCTACACTCCCGAAGACAACCTCCAAGCCACGCAAGGGGAGAAACTAATGGCAGTTGAAAGCGTTCAGAAAAGCATCAACGCATCCACGCCGACGCTGCTCGTTCAGGCTGACACTGACGGCTGCATCGTCTACCTGCACACGCAGGTCACCATCTGGGTGGGCGGAGCGACCGTGAGCAGCAGCACCGGGATGCGCCTTGACTCAGCCGCTGGCCCCTTGGAGATTCGACTCCAGCCAAGCGACGCGCTCTATGCCGTGAGCAACTCGGGCACCCAGACGGTCACCATCATGACGGTGGGCAACTGATGAGCTACGCCACGCTTGCCGAGTTCAAGAGCAGCATCGGCATCACTGACTCCACGGACGACACCCCACTGCAGTCAGTGCTAGACGCTGCGGATCAACTCATCAACAACTACGTTGACACGAAGGTGGGCTTCGGCATTACCAGCAGCCAGACGCGCTACTACACCGCTGAGCGATTCGACTTCGTGCTGACTGATCCGATCGTCACCGTCACCACGCTGGCAGTCGACATCAACGGCGACGGCACCTACTCCCAGACATGGTCGGCGAACGACTACATCCTTGCACCGCGCAACGCCGCGCTGGACTCCCGCCCATACACAGAGATTGACACAAGCCCGTTCAGCACCGCCGACTACAACTTCCCAGTCGGATACCTTGAGGTCAAGGTCGTCGGCACCTTTGGCTGGCCCTCAGTCCCAGCAGCCGTCAAGCAGGCGGCGCTGATTCAGGCTGGCGCAATCTGGTCAAGCCGCACCGCCCCGTTCGGCGTCATCGGCTCGCAAGATCTTGGCGGCGTGCTCCGCATGGCTGCAGCCCTACACCCTGAGGCTCGCATCCTTCTTGAGCCGTACCGCCTGCGCGGCGGGCTCGCCATCTGATGGATGACCTGACGATCCATACCGCCGTTGCTGCGCGCCTAGCAGCAGCGACTGACCCAGCGGGCTACGTGCTGCGCAACGCCTACGCCACCCCGCCCGACAATCTCGCCGTAGTGCCTGCAGCCGTCTGCATCCCGGGCGGCGACACCATCTCCTACGGCACGGGCGGCAGCCGCACCACCGTGCTCACGGTCACCGTGGTGATCTATCTGCAGGATCAGGCTGACATGGCCCGCAAGTACGCCGACCTCCTCACGTGGCGCACCTGGCTGCGGGGCGTATTCGACGGGCAGGTGCAACTCAACACAGCAGGCGTCGCTCAGGCGATCGTCACAAGCACTACACTCGGCACTGATACTTGGGCTGACGTCACGTACCTTACGGTGACGGCTGAGCTGCAGGTGAGTATTCTTGAGGGAGTCAATGTCAGTGCCTGATACGCTTCGTACGCTAAAGGTCAAGGTTGTTCAGCCCCGCGCTGAAGGCAACCCGTACCTTCCAGCGTCGGACGACGTAGTTGAACTGGACGCCGCAGTTGCCACATCGCTGGCAGCCAGCGGGCTCGTAGAAATCGTAGACAATAAGCCCAACGCCAAGACGGCGACAACCCAAGAGAAGGAGTAAATCGTGGCAGTGACCCTAGGCGCCAAGTCGTTCACGAAGGTCGTCGTCAAGAGCGAGAGCGGCTACGGCACGCCTGCAACGTTCGGCGACGCCAACGGCGAACTCCTTCATACAGACGTGGTGGGAATCGTTGAAGCCGGAGTTGTTGTCGATCTTGCAGACGATAAGAGCGTCGGCATCCGCCCACGCCGTGTCGCCGCTTCAGCAACTATCACCGCCAAGGCTCCAGTCGTCACCTTCGGCGAAGCGCCTGCGTCACTCCGCACGCTGCCAATCATCTTTGACTCACTCGCCACTATCACCGCATCGGGCGCTGGCCCGTACCAGTGGGCATACGCCCCAAGCCAGACAGACGTTGACACGCTGAAGACCTACTCGCTCTACGTCACGGACGGCGTGCAGAAGTTCGTGATCGACGGCTGCGTGCCAACTGAAGTCACACTGAGCGCCGATCAGTCGGGGCTCCTGCAGATGGGCACCACGTGGGCTGGACGCGCACTGAGCACCAGCACGGACACCAGCACTGCAGCATTTGCCCAGCAGTACTTCATCCCGGGTCGACTCTTCGGACTGAAGACACACACCAGCATGATCACCGCGAAGACGGGCACGGGCACCGCCTACTCCAGCTACATCACGAACTGGAGCCTCACCCTTATGCCGGGCGCAATGCCCCTGCAGGTGCTGAACGGCTCCACCACGAACGTCAACGCTGGCGGCGTCGCCTACACGGGAGCCCTTGACGGCACCCTTGAGTTGACCATCGCATCGAACAGCGCCGCCACCACCGCCTTCCCAGTTGGCGACATCGGCACCACGAAGTTCGTGCAAGTGCAGGGCATTGACGCCAACGGATACGGCTTCACCGCCAACGTCTGCGGCGTCGTTGAGAACGTCAGCGTCATCGGCTCCGAGTCGGACGGCATGATCCTCAACACCGTGACCCTGCAGTTGGCAAGCAACGGCACGAACTCGATTCTCTGCTGGGTAGACTCGCCGCTGGCGACTCGCCCGTAAGGTAGCCCGCACCTAGCGGGGAGGAGGAGAACATGTCAAACACGGACGTGATCGTCGTTCACCTGGACGGAGAGTTTCAGGGCTGGCACGCAACCATGCGTACGCCTGCACGCATCAGTGCCCGCGTGCTGATTGACCTTGAGAGTGAGTCCAACGCCCAGAAGTTGAAGGCATACGGCAAGATGATCCTCAGCGTTGAAGGCTGGCAGGATTGTGACGGCAACCCAACGAGCGACCCGCTTGACGGGCCACTCACGGCACTCAACGCCGTGGCGGAGAAGTGGGCAGCACTGGCGGGCGACGTCCCAAAAGAGTGAGGCTTGCCGCCCGGCAGATCAGCCTAGGGCAAGCAGTTCGACCCCCCGTAGAAATCATCTTCCACATCTTGGCTGAGAAGTTCGGCAAGTTCCCGTGGGAAGTCGCCGAAGCCCCGCTAGACTCCGTCATGCTGGCGTGGGCTCTCCATGTCGAGATGCAGCCGAAGGACGTGAAGCGTGGTCGCTAAGGGCAACGAGAAGGTCAGAATCTTCGTCACCCCTGCGTCGCTCAAGGCGACAGATGAATTGCGTCTTGGATTCTTGGAAGCCAGCAATCCCCGCAAGTTCAACGCCATGCTGCAACTTGCCACGCTCAATGCCGCCAAGACTATGGTCAAGCCAGTCAAGGCGAAGGCACCCGTGCGCACTGGACGCCTGCGCGGCGCAGTCGCTGCACGCAAGGCGAAGTTTGACCGCCCATCTGCCGTCGTTGGAGTCAAGGCTGGTAAGAGCCGGGGCGACATGCAGGGCGCGTGGTACCGCTGGTTTGTGGTGAGTGGCACATCTGGCACCAGAATCACGAAGACGCGGGGTAGGATCAACATCCAGCG